TTTATTGGACGATTAACTCAGATGGTAGAGTGGCAGCCTGTTAAGTTGTGTGTCACTGGTTCGAATCCAGTATCGTCCGCCATATATTCAGCTCATAGGTATTAGTTTACTTATGAGCTTTTTTATTTAAGGTAAAAAAAAGAATGCCTATGAAAGATCCAGATGTATGGGCTTTGATTTGGGCGTGGTTGCAAATGAATCTTGCCAGTAGCTCAATTCAAAGTGCCGGTGCGGCCATCATAATGTCACTTTTGCGTATGGGTTTTATGCGAAAGAAACCGTCATTCCGCTATATGCTAATTGATGCAGCAATTTGCGCATCGATTGCTGGCGTGGCAGTGCCTATTTGTACTCATATATTCGGACACGCAGATTTTTCAGCTTTTTTCGGCACAATGATTGGGTTTGTCGGGACCGAAAAAATACGCGAATTCTTGTTTAAGTTTATTAATCGTAGGATTGACAAAGATGACAATGATTATTCCAGAAACGACATTCAATAAAGTTTTTCCAAAAGCAATCAAAGGAGTTTATCAGGCGATATCAAAGCATATTGATTTAGCTGGCTGTTATAACAAACAACAACAAGCGATGTTTCTTGCTCAATGCGGACACGAAACAGCTGGATTTACCACTTTTAGCGAAAACTTAAATTACTCAGCAGATGGATTGATGAGAGTTTTCCGTAAGTATTTCCCGAATCTTAATATTGCTCGCCAGTACGAACGCAAGCCAGAAAATATTGCAAGCCGAGTATATGCTAATCGAATGGGTAATGGACCAGAAGAAACGATGGACGGCTGGAATTATCGTGGCCGTGGATTAATTCAAATCACTGGTAAGGATAACTATATCCGATTTGCCCGTTGGTTAGGCGATACGATCAGCCCTAAAGAAGTATCAAGTAATTTAGACTTAGCGGTCAAAGCGGCAGTCTGGTACTGGATTTTTAACGACTTGGCATCTATTGATTCGGCCCAAAAGGTAACGATTAGGATCAATGGTGGCACCAATGGTTTAGATGACCGATGTAGATTATTTCGTGCGTTAATGGTGGATTAGTATGGAGGGGTGGAATGGTTAATAAATCAACCCTGATTTACCTTGCAGTATTGGCTAGCCTGTGTGGTTGGATTTGGTATCAGCACGTGGCGATAAATGACTTAAGAGCCGAAAACCAAACACAGGCTAATCTTATCGCAGAACAAGAAAAGGTTAACCAGTCGTTAAAAGATACGATTGAGACAGAGCGCCAAGCAGTAGAGCAACAGAGAGTAATCAATGATGAAATCAAACAAACAACACAAGACAAAGTACAAATTGTCAGAAAGATTATTAAATCACAGCCTTGTTATAACACTCGCATCTATGACGATGCTATTGAGCGGTTGCACTAATAAGGTGACAACTAAGACCGAATACATTTATCCGCCTCAAGCTTTCTTAACTCCTTGTATTAAAACTCCATTCACTGGTAGTACATACGGTGAGGCAGTAGAACATTTAATCATAGTGCAAGGTGAGCGTGACATGTGTGCTAGTCAAATCACAAACATTAATAAGTGGATTGAAAGCACAAAGAACAACAAATAAAGGATTTCCCTATGTCAGACGTGAAAGAGAAATCCACGTCTAAAGGCGTGGTGAAATTAACTGATAAACAAAAGCGGTTTATTGAAGAGTACTTAATAGACCTTAACGCAACTCAAGCAGCGATTAGAGCTGGTTATAGCGAAAAAACAGCGTATTCAATAGGTGAAGAAAACCTGAAGAAACCTGAAATAAAGCGTGCCATTGACGAGGCTCAATCAAATCGCTCAAGTAGAGTGCAGATAACTCAAGATGATGTTATTCGTATGTTGATTGAAAACATTGAAAAGTCATCCGGCATTAAGCAGGTGGTTATCACTCAAACAAGAAAATCAGAAGATGGTGAATTCGTTGGTGATGATGTTGCTCAATTTGTCTATGAGCCGTCTAGTGTGAATAAAGCCTTAGAGTTGTTAGGTAAGCACTTAGGAATGTTTAAAGATAAATTAGATGTAACCACTGGCGACAAACCTTTACCGACAGTAATCAACGTGACATTTAGCGATGAGCCTTGATATTAAATTTCCGACAAAGTTTAGAGCGTTATTTGAAGATATGTGGCGTTTTATTATCTTCTATGGCGGTCGTGGTTCGGGTAAGAGTTTTAATATAGCGAGATCGTTAATTATTAGAGCTTACCACAATCCAACACGAGTGCTTTGTTGTCGTGAAATTCAAAAGTCCATATCTGACTCGGTTATTCAGATGTTAATTGATCAGATAGAAAGATTAGAACTTCAAAACTTCTTTGAGGTACAGAAAACTCAAATCATTGGTCGAAACGGTTCAAGATTTACATTCGCAGGGCTTAAAACAAACATTACTTCAATCAAATCAATGACAGGTATTGATGTTGTATGGGTTGAAGAGGGTGAGAATGTATCAAAAGAAAGCTGGGATGTGTTAATTCCTACTATTCGAGAAGATAAGTCACAGATTATTGTCAGTTTTAACCCTAAAAACATTCTGGACGACACTTATCAGCGTTTTGTGATTAATCCGCCAGATAGATGTTCTTCTGTACTGGTTAATTGGCAAGATAACCCATATTTTCCAAAAGAATTAATGGAAGATATGGAGCAAATGCGAGAACGTGACTATGAGCTTTACAGACACGTTTACGAGGGCGAGCCGGTAGCTGATTCAGATATGGCAATTATTAAGCCTTTATGGATTGATGCTGCGGTAGATGCTCATATTAAACTTGGCTTCACCAGTAAGGGATTGAAAAAAGTCGGCTTTGACGTGGCGGACGAGGGCGTGGATAGTAACGCAAATGCGTTTGTACATGGCTCAGTCGTTCTTGATGTTGATGTTTGGAAAAATGGCGATGTTATTGATTCAGCCAATCGAACAAATCAAAGTGCGGTTAATTTCAGTGCTGACTTAATTATTTTCGATAGTATCGGTGTTGGTGCTGGTGTAAAAGCTCACTTCAAGCGATTACCTAAAACAATTCAAGTTGAGGGGTTTAATGCTGGCGGTTCGGTGGCTTATCCAGAGCGTGAATATATCAAAGGTAAGAAGAATCAAGATATGTTCTCAAATATCAAAGCTCAATCTTGGTGGTCGTTAAGAGATAGATTTTACAAAACCTATCGAGCAATCAAGCATGGTGATGTTTATCCTGATGATGAACTAATAAGCCTATCAAGTAGCATTAAAGAACTTGAATATCTTAAAGCTGAATTATCTCGCCCTAGAGTTGATTATGATAACAATGGACGGGTTAAAGTCGAAAGCAAAAAGGATATGCGAAAACGTGGCATACCGTCACCAAATATGGCTGATGCGTTAGTGATGTGTTACGCACCAACAAAACCAAAATCATTATTGGATTTATAGATATGAAATTTTTTGACGGAATAGCATCTCTGGCGTTAAAGCTCGGATTAAAGCAAGGGCAGACTAATTACGTTGCTAATTCAATGCTAACTGAAAAGCGAGATGAATTAGAGGCGTTATGGTGTGAAAATTGGATCGCCAATAAAATCTGTATCAAACGCCCAGAAGATATGACAAGGGCGTGGCGAGATGTTTTCTCTAACGACCTTGATTCAGAACAATTAGATGCTTTCACTAAATACGAACGAAGAATTAAACTTCGTGAAACGCTAACTAAAGCATTGCAGTGGTCAAGCCTTTATGGCTCGGTTGGCTTGTTGATTGTCACTGATGCAACAAACTTAAATACGCCATTAAGACCGTCTGAAAAGCTAAAACGATTAATCATCTTACCTAAGTGGAAAATCGGCACAGCAGGCGATAGAGAGACGAATATCACCGATTCCAATTTCGGTAAATACAAAGTCTATTCAATCAGTGGCGATGATAAGCCTCTAATCGTTCATCATTCAAGATTATTGATTATGAACGCTAACGATGTTCCGCTATCAGATAGTAGTATTTGGGGCATCTCTGACTTAGAGAAGATTATTGATGCACTAAAACGCTTTGATATTGCCTCCGCTAATGTTGGCGACCTGATTTTTGAAAGCAAGATTGACATCTTCAAGATTGAGGGATTATCCGACAAGATTGCGAGCGGCTTTGAAAATGAAGTGGCGAATGTAATCGGTGCTGTACAAGCGATTAAGTCATCAACTAATAGCTTGTTGCTAGATAAAGAAAACGAATACGACCGCAAAGAACTCTCGTTTGGTGGATTAAAAGACCTTATCACTGAATTTCGCAATGCGGTAGCTGGTGCAGCAGATATGCCAGTTACAATCCTATTTGGTCAGTCTGTTTCTGGTTTGGCTAGTGGTGATGAAGATATTCAAAACTATCACGAGTCAATTCACCGATTGCAAGAGGCAAGATTGAGACCTGTCTTGGAAGTTATTGATAGCTTAATTTGTGGTGAATTGTTTGGTGGTCAGCCTGAAGATTGGTGGTTTGAATTCTTGCCTTTAACTGTGGTTAAACAAGAACAACAAATCAATATGCTGAACACGTTCGCAACCGCAACTAATACACTAATTCAGAACGGTATCGTAACAGAACAGCAAGTAGCTAACGAATTACGAGAGAGCGGACTGTTTGCCAATATCTCGGCTGATGACATTGAGGACATGGATAATGCTGATGAACTTGCCAGAGATTTTGAAGAACCAAAAGACGAAAGCGAAGAAGTTCAAAACACTGAAAGTAAGCAAGAGAACGGAGCTTTGGTATAGAACCGAACTCAAGCGACAAGTCAAAGAAATGACTGATACTGTTGAAAGAGCCTTAGAAAAACCTAATGGCTCTTTTTTTATGGATGATTTCAGCGGATTTCTTGCGGTTGGGGTTAAAACCCTGCTTAAAGTATTGGAACGCTTTGAGAATAAAGATCATTCAGCAGATGACGAAAAAATCGCACATGGCTTTGTTAATCGAGGAAATATCCAAAACCAACAGGAAGTATCAAAGAACTTAAAAAATCAAACTGGAATTGATTTAAGTGCGTATTTAGGCAATAGCCCACGCATAGCTGAGAAAGTTAATGCTATGGCAACCGCTAACGTCCAGTTAATCAAGTCTATTCGTTCTCAATACCTTGACAAAGTACAAAATGCAGTCACGCAAGCGATGGTGAATGGAACGCTGAATAAAGACTTAGTTCAACAGATTAAAGACATCGGTAAAACAACCGAAAAGAGAGCGATATTTATTGCTCGAGACCAATCTTCAAAACTTAATGCAGCATTAACGCAAGCAAGGCATGAAGATGTAGGGATTACAAAATACACTTGGAGTACATCTGGAGATGAGCGAGTGCGTGAAAGTCACGCAGAAAACGATGGGCAAATCTTTGAATACGCTAATCCGCCAGCGGACACAGGACATCCTGGTCACGATTTTAACTGTAGATGTGTTGCCATTCCTTATCTTGGTGATGTGGTTAAAGCTTCAAGTCGCGCGCAAGAAGCACTATCAGAACCAATTAAAGAGGATTTGTCGCTATCGGTTGATAAGCTTGTTGAAAAATCGCAGAAAATAGAACCGACAATTACGGCAGATATTAACAATATCGCTACAAAGTCAGGTGGTAAACTTGTTGGTTTAGAAAATCGTCTAAAAAGTCCATCTTCAATAAAGAGAAAAATTGAAGCTGAGGTTGCAGATGGATTTTCCAAGTCGCTGTCACTGAATAAAATTCGTGATGCTATTCGGTACACGACCGTTTTCAAGGATGGGGATTTTGTTACTCGCTATAAAGCTATGCAGCACTTACTGGCGATCAAGGGGTATAAAACTATTGTAGTTAAAAACACTTGGAAGAACGATAGTGCATATAAGGGCGTTAATACTTTTATTCAAAATGAAAGCGGTGATGTTTTTGAAATGCAATACCATACGCAGCAAAGTTTTGATGTGAAAAATGGGTTGTTGCATAAACTCTATGAAAAATTCAGAGATCCAAAAACACCAATTCATGAAAAAGAGAAGTTATTACTTGAAATGCGTAAACTAAGTAGTAAAATCAAAGTACCGGAAGGTGTTGAGCTTATTGAGGATAAAAAATGAGTTTTCAATATTACTTAGCAAATGTAGGCGAAAACCAGCAAAAACTAATCAGAGGAAATCCTTCTGATTTATTGTCGTTTTCGGTGTTCAACCCAAAAAAATTAGAGTGGGATGTTTCGCGCGGTATTTCATGGGCTGAACGCCTACTTGAAAGTAGTTTCACTGATTTCAGTGTTATATCCGAAAGTGATGCAATCAGATTTATGAGGAACTAATAATGACTTTATCAACAAGAGCAGAATTATTTGCAAAGTCAATACACGCTAATCAAGTGGACAAGGCTGGTAAGCCGTATATTGGACACTTGCAGGCAGTGGTTAATAATCTTGTTGAGCCAACGGAAGATATGGTGGCGGTAGCGTGGTTGCATGATAGCGTGGAAGATACAGAAACCACTTTTGATGATTTGGTTTATTACTTTGGAAGTTCAGTGGCGCAAGCGGTAGATGCGATAACTAAACGCAATGGCGAGCCGTATGCAGACTATCTAAACAGAGTAAAAGCTAATCCTATCGCGCGGTTAGTTAAGATTGCCGATTTATCTCATAATATGGATCTATCTCGACTATTAAAGATTACCGAAAAAGATTTAGAGAGAAAAGCCAAGTATATTAAAGCAAAAGAATTTTTAGAAAATTAACAAACAAATTCATCAAACAACCCGATCAGAAATGGTCGGGTTTTTTATTGGGGTAAATAAATGCAATTTACAGATAAAACAACTCAAGCAAAAACACAGCGAACTATTACGAAAGATGGCTTTTTAGTAGTGCCTGCGACAATTTCTAAAGTCGGTGTTTTTGACTATCTAGAATCAGAGCTTGGACTAAAAGGCGATGGCGTGAAGAAAGTGGCGAGAACAGAGAAGTCGTTATTTTCTGATGAGACCATTAAGAGCTTTGAGAACGCAACGCTAACAATCGGACACCCAGAACAAGGCGTAAACGCTAAGAACTGGAAAGAATTATCTGTTGGCGTTGTGCGAAACGTTAAGCGCATGGGTGATGAGCTAACCGCTGAAGCTTGGATTTATGACGAGCAAGCCATTAAAACCGTACAAGAACACGGTGTAGAGCAATTATCTTGTGGCTATGACTGCAACATTATCCAGTCGAGCGTTAAAGATGCGGATTTTGAGATGTCTCCGATGATCGGAAACCACGTAGCGATTGTGGCAAAGGGTCGCTGCGGCGGAACTGTAAAACTTGCCGATGAGGAAAAGACCGTTATGGGAAAAACCGCTAAATTCCTCGATGCGTTTTTAGGTGCATTCGGCATCAAATTGTCCGATGAGCAGAAAAAACAAATCGAAGAAGATGAAGAAGCTGGCAAAGAGGGTGAGAAAGCTCCAAAAGCTGAAAAACCGACCGAGCCAAAAGAAAAACAATCTGAACCCGAAGATAAAAAGGAAGAAGAAGTGAACAAAGAAGAGTTTGAAAAACAACTTAAAGCCAAAGATGCAGAAATTCAAGCATTGAAAGATGCACAGGCAAAACGTGATGCAGAATTAGCACAAGCGGCAATGTTAGCTGATGCACAATCTGTATTTAAAGACGTGAAATTCGCAGATAAAGCAAGCGTTCGTGAAATCCAAGAGAGCGTTATTGTTGCTCAAGGTATCTTTACAAAAGATGCAGCGGCTAAATTATCTGATGCTGAAATCTCTGGTGCGTATCAAGTAGCTAAAGCGGTTACTGCTAAATTAGCGGATGAACGCAAATCTTTAGGTAATATCTTATTAGGTGATGCGAAAACTGAAACAGCACCTAAATTAGACTTCAACAAAACTTACAATCAATAGGGGTAATGAATAATGGGTTACGCTTACGAACAAGCTCCGGCAAAAGCTGGTGAATTAGGCAAAGGCAACTTTGCGAGTGCAAAAACAAGCGCAGAGAAAGTGACAGGTAAAGTAAAAGCTGGTGATTTTGTAGCATTAAATCCAGATGGTGGTGTAAAAGCGTTAGCAGCTAAAACTGATGTGCTAGCTGGCGTAGTATTTGCAAGCACTATCCGTGATGAATGGAATGATGGCGAGCTTTGCGATGTAATGCATATTGCAGCAGGCGATGCGGTATGGGTAAACGTTGCAACTGGTAAAACTGTTACACGTGGTAAAAAAGTCTATGTATTAGCCGCAGGTGGTGACGGTAAAACTGGTGCAATTCAAGGTGAGACCGATGTAAACGGAATCGAAACTCCATACACCGTAATTGATGTTAAAGGTCAATTAGCGTTAATTTCTAAATTATAAGGGGCTAAATAGATGTCTTTATTAACTTATGTACAAAACGGTTTGACTGCTGTTAGCAAAGAAATCGCAGAAACCAAATATCCTGAAATTGTGTTTCCACAATTCGTATATGTTGACCAACAAACAGCGGTCGGCATCACTGAAAAACTTCACTACGGTGCAGATGAACACGGTTCTTTAGATGATGGCTTAATCACTACTGGTACTAGCACTTTAGACCAAGTAGAAGTTGGCTTTACCCCAAAACGCTCTTACATTGTGCCGTGGGCTAAATCGGTTACATGGACTAAACCAGAGCTTGAGCAAGGCAAATTATTAGGTTTAAACCTTGACACAGCGAAAATCATGGCGTTAAACAAAAACGCTCAACAAACTCTACAAAAAGTAGCGTTCTTGGGTCACGCTAAAGATGGACGTTTAACTGGTTTATTAAACTCTAAATATGTATCAGTTCACACCTTAAAAGGTGCGGCGGCAGGTACAAAAGTTCAAGCAATGGACTTCGACAAAGCAGTAGCATTCTTCAAAGAGATGTTCTTAGCTGGCTTAGAGAAAACTAAACGCATTGAAGCACCAAATACATTCGCTATTGATGCGATGGATTTAGCTCACCTTGCTTTAACTCAACGAGCAAACACTGATACAACCGCTTTAGAGTTCTTAACTAAGAGCCTATCCGCTGCGGCTGGCCGTGAAGTGGCTATCAAAGCGTTACCGTCTAACTTCGGTTCTCGTGTAACAGATGGCAAAACACGTGCGATTGTTTATGTGAACAGTAAAGAACACGTAATCTTTGATGTGCCGATGACTCCAACTGTGTTAGAAGCAAAAGAAAAAGGCTTATTAGCTTACGAATCAGGCTTACGCATGGCATTCGGTGGCGTTACCTTTATCGAGCCAGAATCTGCTCTTTATGTAGATTACTAGGAGGAATAAATGCCAACAATAAACGATTTTCGTGAACGTTATCCAGAATTTAAAGAGGTCGATGGTTTCCGCATTGACCTTTTTTTATTGGATGCACAGCAAGAAATCAGCCAAGCACGATGGGGGCGACTTTTCGAGCGTGGAGTGTTGGCATTAGCTGCTCATTTGCTCCGTCTTTCTCTTTGGGCGACAGATGGTAACGGTGGAGCAAATCGCAATGTAGCGAGCGAGTCGGCAGGGGAGCTTTCTGTTGGCTACGCTACACCGACAATCACTGGTACAGATGCAGATTATCAATTAACTGCATACGGTCAAGAGTATTTACGTTTGCGTAAACTCGTTGGGATAGGTGTGATGGTG